ACGAACAGCAAGCAGTTGTGTAATATAGTCGTTGATATGTGTTACGGCAAGGATTCGTCCAAGCAGTTCGCGTGGGACGTAGCCGGCAACGAGATAATCAGTAATCTGCTTGCCAATACCGGCGGGCGCATATGGGCTCCGCATAGAGATGAAGATGGAGACGTGGTGTTCCGCGGCGAGCGGTACAGCTTTGACACGAGAGAGGTGAATATAGATGGCGATAATCTTACATGAGCGTCAGTACGCGGAGCATCTTTTGGAGAGTTCCGATATGGGCGCCCACCCGTCCGACGCCTTGACGCGTATAGCCAAGTTGTGTATCGCAGATGGGCGTAGTAATGCGGAGATTCGGCAGGTACTTGAACAGCATGTCATTAAATGCATACCCGACGCCAATCTGACAATGTGGCAGGATCTGATAGCGCGGTGCATCAGGTCTGCCAAGAGGTATCCGCTGATCGATATCGACTGGGTGCCGGTCTATCGCGGGGAGATGCAGATTTGTGCTGGGCTGGACGGAGTACAGACCCGTAGGCTGATGTTTGCCCTCATATGTCTGGCGCGGTACGGTAATATGATCAACGACCAAAATAACAACTGGGTCAACCGGCAGGAGAGCGAGATACTGCGGCTTGCCAATCTGGAAGTATCCGTCATGCGCAGGTCGCTCATGCTTAACGGATTGCGCGAGGCGGGACTTGTCGGATTCAGCAGGCGCGTGGATAATCTCAACATCAACGTGCGGTGTTTGTCTGACGATAAAACAGACGTCGAGATATTGCGCGTGACCGACTTTCGCAATCTGGGATATCAGTTCATGAGATACGCCGGGGCGCCCAGTCTGGAGTGCTCTATGTGCGGCGCGGTCATTCCCAAGAAGAACAACCGGCAGCTATATTGCAAGGATTGCGCCAAAGAGGTCAACCGCGAACACGCGGCGTCGAGATACCGCCGACATAGCGTAAGTATATAGATTTTTATTAAGAAAACGCCCCCAACCCGTTGCGGCGCAATGGATTGGGGGTTTGCCGCAATATAGTTAATGTGGACGGTACTATAACATTCTGTATATTTATATTGTATATACTACATTTTCGGTGAATAATTGCCATCAAATTCTGGGAAAATTTTACAATTTGTTATAACGCGATGACCGGTTTAGTGCCCTCCAATAATAATTATGGGGATGATTATTCAAGTGATAGCTATCACGACCGCTGAGAAGGCGGCGGTACAAGAGAGGTTTCCGAAGGTGAAAATCGTACGCACAATGAAGCAGGATTCCAAGCGCCATCATTACTATATGGAGGAACAATACGCACCCCTGCATTATCTAATGGTGCTGCGCGGACTGGAGAAGCCGAGACAGAATAAGCCGTACGATAAGCGTCGGCGCAAGTAGGCGGTGATTTGGTATGGACTACGAACAGTCGTTTGCGCTTGAGATGCGCGAGGGGGAGACTCCCCTGCAATATCACCGAAGGCTGCTTGAGGCCAAACTAGAAGACAAAACGCTCGATATAGATTACTCGGTATTGTCGAAGTATCTATACGGCAAAGAGTATTCGTCCGACGTGGCTAGACGAATGGCGTATGGTTCCATCAAAACACTTGAGCTGATGGACGCGGAGCGCGAAGACAATTTGGAAGATAACGACCTGATCGCCGCGCTTGAACAAAAGAAGACGGAGCTTCACAAAGAACGCCAGCGTTTTTATGACCAAAGAAGAGAATACAACAAGCTCGTGAACGCAGACGGTCGCCGCGAGCATTTAGAGGATCGCCTGGTCGAGGCGGCGAACGCATTGAATGAAAGCGTCAGCCTCGAACTGTGTGCGCGTCAAGTCGACGCAGAAGCGTTTGAGCCATGCCGCGAGGCGGTGTTGGTTTTCTGCGATTGGCACTATGGAATGACTACACACAATATTTGGAATGACTATAACACCGCGATTTGTCAAGATCGTGTGTCACAAATAGTCGATAAGGCTATAGACCGTCTGGAAATATATAAGCCCGAAAGGTTACATGTGTTTGTGTTAGGCGATATGATTCACGGCGCTTGCCATGTAAGCGCAAGAGTTGCCTCGGAAGAACTGGTTTGCGATCAGCTTATGCAGGTTTCCGAAATGCTCGCAAGGGCTATCGCCAAACTCTCGGCATATGTACACGATGTGCGGGTATATGTGACTTACGGTAATCATGCCCGTACGGTGCAAAACAAAGCCGACAGTATCCATCGCGATAATCTTGAGCGCATCATACCGTGGTGGCTCGAACAGCGAATGCAGAATATCCAAAATATTACCATTGCACCGGCATCAGAGAACGAGTTTATCTACGCCGATGTTTGCGGGTATGGGTTCTGCGCCTCGCACGGTGATTTAGATTCTGTCAAGAATTCGCCTAAGACGTTATCCGTTCTCTTCCAAAAGAGGCTGGGCAAAAACGTTGACTATGTGATATTGGCAGATAAGCATCATCGGGAAATGTTTGAGGAAATGGGAGTGACCGCCGAGATATGTGGAGCGCTTTGCGGTACTGAGGATTTTGCCAACGATAGACGTTTATACTCTACCCCCTCGCAGCTTATGCTTATAGTTGATAGGTGCGAGGGCGTATATGCGGAATCGCGGCTGACGGTTTAACGGATCAGAAAGGATGAAAGGAAATGGTTAAGCGCAAGGATTTTATAGACAGACTTGCGGAAAAAGGATATACAAAACATGATGCAAAGATAATCATGGAAGACATGATTCTGACGATAAGAGAGGCTCTTGCAGAGGGCGAGGATGTTGTATTCAGAGGATTTGGCACATTTGTGGTGTACGACAGCTATCCTCGGGCATATGTCGACCAACATACCAAGGAATGGAAGGTTGCCCCGTCTGTGAAGAAGCCCAAATTCGTACCCGGCAAATCTCTAAGACGGGATGTGCTGGAGGGGCGCATCAGAGACGTCAGGTGATATGAGTGCCCAAACAGAGCAAGATTAAAAGTACACGACCGCCGAAGGCCGCTCCATTAAAGGAGGAGCCTTCATTTTATTACTGCACCCGATGCGGCAAACATTTTACCAAACAAAAGGGTAACTTCAGCTCAATACAGTCGCCGTTGTATGCCGAGAACAATGGGTATATTCCGGTATGTCGGAACTGTGTCAATGAAATATACGAACACTACATGCAAACACTTAATGATGAGAGAGAGGCATTGCGCCGGATTTGCATGAAGTTTGATGTATATTGGTGTGAAAGGTGTTATGAGTTATCGGCCAATTCGCGACCGACGACCACCATATCCACGCTGCCGCTATTGTATCTACAAAAGTCTAATTTAATACAGTTTACGGGAAAAACATATGATGATACGCTCGACGATGAACAGCAGGCCGACCAACCAGTTACATCAGCCATGCCATATGACGATAGAGACGAAGAAACTGTAGACGCTCCAATCAGTGAGGATGTTATCAACTTCTGGGGAACCGGTTATACGCCAGATTTTTATTATGAGCTGGAGCATAAATATGCCGACTGGACAAAGGATAAAGAAATCGTCGACCAAGCTGAGAAGGCGCTTTATAAACAGATATGTTTATTGGAGTGTACTATCAATCGAGATGTGTTGGCCGGTAAAGCAATTGACAAGAACGTCAACGCTCTGAACACGCTGCTTGGCAGTATGAATTTGAAGCCCACACAAAAGAAGGCTGAAGAAGCGGAACTCGCCTCTGATGCCACTCCGTTTGGCGTGTGGATCAAGCGTTGGGAGGATAATGAGCCAGTACCCGAACCAGACCCAGATTTAAAAGACGTCGATGGCCTTGTGCGATATATCGATATATGGCTGCGCGGGCATCTTGCCAAGATGCTCAGCATTAGGAATGGTTACTCTAAATTGTATGAGGAGGAGATTGAGCGCTTGCGCGTCGACCATCCCGAATACGAGGAAGAGGACGACGAGGATTTATTTAACGATATCTTCGACTCCGATCAAACCGATGGCGGTGTCGCAGAATGATCGCAAAACAGGAACGAATTATGGCCGGCGCGGCAAAATGGGCTGCCTATTATAGGGCGAACGTCCATAGGTTCGCCCATGATTATCTACATCTCGAGCTACACTTGTTCCAAAAGATACTCCTTCTCATGATGAACATCTCGGTATCATTTGTCTTTATCGGGGCACGAGGTATCGGAAAGACTTTCTTGTGTGCGGTGTTCTGTGTATGTAGAGCGATTCTATATCCTGGATCAAAGATATGTATTGCGTCCGGTACTCGCGGCCAGGCTATTAATATTCTTGAAAAGATAACGCTCGAACTTGTACCGCGCTCCAAAGAGTTGGGCGCAGAAATAGATATGAAACAGACCAAGATTAATGGCACCAACGCTATCATGGTTTTTCATAACGGTAGTTATATCAAGGTCGTGACGGCCTCAGACTCTGCCCGAGGCAATCGAGCGAACATGTTGATTCTGGACGAGTTTAGACTTGTTCAGAAGGACACGATCGACACCATCCTGCGAAAATTTCTAACACAGAGACGCTCTCCTCTCTATTCTAAATTATCCAGAGATGAGCGTCGCGATGCGTGTAATCGCGAACCGAATAAGACTCTACTCTTATCCTCAGCATATTTCGCCGATCATTGGAGCTATACTAAGTGCCTTGATACGTGTCGCATGATGTTGGATGACCGACATAATGATTTTGTATGTGGTCTCCCCTACCAGCTTTCTATCAGTGAAGGTTTACTGAGCCCGGATACTGTTGCCGACGAAATGGCAGAAAGCGACTTCAGCGAAATCAAGTTCAATATGGAATATGGTGCGCTATGGTGGGGCAGCGACAACGGCTCATTCTTTGATTTCAATTCGATCTCAAAGAATAGAAAAATCAAGTATCCCATGTATCCGTCGTGGATACTTTCAAAACTGAATAACGATAAACGATTATCTATCCCGATAAAGATGCCCGGAGAAAAGCGTATATTGTCTGCGGATATTGCCTTAATGTCGTCAAGCAAGAACAACAACGACGCTACCGCAATATTTATCAACCAAATGGTGCTGACCAAGGCGGGGCGGTATACACATAATATGGTATACACGGATATCGCCGAGGGACTACACACCGAAGACCAAGCTCTCATGATACGCAAACTGTATGACGAGTTCGACTGCGATTATATCGTTATCGACTCGCAGGGCGTTGGCCTTGGTGTTTTCGACAGTTTGGTACGCGATTTGAGCGACCCAGATACTGGTGAAATATATCCAGCGCTTTCGTGCTGCAATGATCCGTCTATGGCGGAGCGCTGTACGACTCCGGGCGCTGCCAAAGTTATATGGGCGATCAAGGCGACAGCTCAGATGAATTCCGATTGTGCGGTACTGTTGCGTGAAGGGTTTAGGTCTGGCAAGATTCGCCTGCTTATGACCGAGTACGACGGAGACGCTATACTTAGTGAGATAGCGGCGTATAACAAGTTACCCGCTGATGAGAAACTCAGGTTTCAACTTCCCTATATTAATACAACGCTTTTAATTGATGAAACCGTCAAATTAAAGCACGAGGAAAGCAACGGCCGGGTTCGAGTCTATGAACGCAACGGGCGCAGAAAGGATAGATATTCCAGTCTTGCTTACAATTACTATGTTGCGACACAAATTGAAACAAGAGAGAGTAAGCGAAAAATAATTGTCAATAGAGCGCCGCAGGAACAATTCCTGTATCGCGCCCCCAAACTGAAATAAGGAGGTGAGTATGATAGAAACGGAAAATGTTGTCATCGAAACATCGACGGAAACTCATGACGATGCTAATATCAAGGCTGACTTTAGCAAGACAATGCGGATGCCCGAGAGATTCAGAGTAATCAATCGTTTGATAATGCGCGATCTGAATGATTTGCGCGGAACGCCTTCGTTCTATCTCTACAATAGAGATAAGATTGCAGAGTTTCTGCGCAACCCGTATAAGAATCAGAAGTATCTTCGCGCCGCAGCGATATATCTGTATGGGGCAAGCGTCCACTTCCGCCGATTGATACAGTATTTTGTCGGACTGTCAGATCTTGCCTATGTGGTATCTCCGTGTCGTATAGACACGAAGACCGCCAAGCCGGCGACGATAGGCCGCCAATATAAGCGAACGCTTAACTTGCTGTCGCTGATGGATATAAAGAATCAATTCCCGAAAATACTCACAGTATGCCTGAGGGAAGACGTATTCTTTGGAACGATGTGGATCACGAGCGATTCTATTACTATTCAGCAGCTTCCGTCGGACTACTGCGAGATTGCCGTTATCGAGGATAATGTACTCAACGTATCATTCGACTTCTCATATTTCGACATCTATCCCGAGTATCTGGCGCCGTATCCGGAAGAGTTTAGAATCAAATATGCACTTTATCAGAAAGACATTGTGCATATGAGATATCAGGAACTCGATGCTCCGAATTCGTTTGCCGTGAAGTGCACCAACGACATACTCACCTACGCCATTCCCCCGTTTGCTGGTATGTTCCGCGAGATCTATGATCTTGAGGATTATAAGAATCTCAAACTGGCAAGGACGGAGCTTGAGAACTACGCCATGCTTGTCATGCATCTTGGCTCTACCAACGGCGAGTGGGACATCGACTACGACAAGGCTGTAGATTTCTATCACAATCTTGACAGCGTATTGCCCGACCAAGTTGGTTCGGTACTGTCGCCGATGGATATTACCAAGATAGGGTTTGATCACAGCGGCGATGCGGATGATGATACCATAGCGCAGGCCGAGCAGAACTTGTATTCTGCTGCCGGCGTCTCATCCCTGCTCTTCAACAATACCAAGGCGAGCGCCAATGCTCTGCTGCTTGCAATCAAGGTCGACCAGTCTTTGACCTTTGGCATTGTCAAGAGTCTTGAGGGCGTTGTTAATAGGTTCATCAAACAGTATCCGTATGGGCGTAACTTCAAGGTCACATTCCTCGATGTAAGCCCGTTTAACCGTAAAGAGATGGGTGACCAGTATCTTAAGGCTTGCACTTATGGTATCCCGATGATTTCGTACTATGCGGCATCGCAGGGTATGCTTCAGAGCGAGCTTGATACTATGAATTTCCTCGAGAACGATGTGCTTGACTTCAACGAGAGATTCAAGCCTCTTCACA